CATCCCAGATGTCACTGCTAACTTTGAAGTGTTCGCCACAGCTAACCCGCAGCCTGTCGCTACAATAGCTGTAGAAGCTGAAAAACTAGGCGAATTGTGGGGTGTTATTGCAGCCGAAGGTGAGGTATGGTCTGAGGTAGCAGATGAAGGTGAAAGCTGGACTGTGGTGTCTGCTGAAGGTGAAAGCTGGACACCGATTGCTGCTAGTTCTGATACTTGGACAAACGTGTCTGCTGGAAATGAAAGCTGGAGTTCGCAATGATTAGCTTTGGGGAATTTTTACCTGACCAATCAGATTTTGGTAATGCAGGTGTCACGGTAGCTAACAATGTTATTCCTGCTGCTGCTGGCTATGAGAGTATGCAGGACATCTCTCCGATTAGCGGCGTTGCCGATGAGGTAATTGTGGGCATGTTTGCTGCTGCCGATGATGATGGCAATGTTGGCTTGTATGCCGCTGACCGCACAAAGATTTACAAGTTTGATACGACCGATGGTTCGCTGGGCGACATTAGCAAGGCTGGCGGCTACAGCACTGGTGCAGAAGACCGCCCTCGTTTTGTTCAGTTTGGCGAGGCTGTAATTAGCACAAACTTTGCTGACCCGATTCAAACAACTACTGCTGCGAGTGCTGGCCCGTTTGCCGACCTTTCTGCTGATGCACCAAAGGCCAAGTATCTTGCTGTGGTGCGTGACTTTGTAATGACTGGCTTTACTAATGACGCAACAGACGGCAACAAGCCGTACCGTGTGCGCTGGTCTGCATTGGGAGATTACACAAGCTGGGCTGTGTCTGCTACGACTCAGGCTGACTTCCAAGACATTCAAGATATGGGTGATGTGACTGGACTTGTCGGCGGTGAGTATGCCACTATTCTTATGGAGAAAGGCATTGTGCGCGGTAGTTACATCGGTGCGCCACTGATATTCCAATTTGACAAGGTGGAGACAGTGCGTGGTTGTAAGGTTGCTGGCAGCGTTTGTAATGTTGGTCACAGTGTTTTCTATCTGGCTGATGACGGCTTCTATATGTTTGATGGTGAGCGTTCTCGTGCCATCGGTGCAGAAAAGGTAAACCGTTTCTTCTTGGAGGATTGGGACGGCGCATATGCTAAGAATATGACTGCCTCTGCCGACCCTCTGCGCCAGATTATTGTTTGGTCTTATGCAAGTACGGCGGCTACGAATGGTTCACCTGACAAACTTATTATCTATAACTATGCGCTTGATAAGTGGAGTACCGCAACTGTTGCAGTGGATATGGTTGCACCTATTTATACCGCTGGCTACACTCTTGAAGCTCTTGATGCTGCTTTTGGTAATCTTGACGTTCTACCTGCTTCTCTCGATGGTGCTGTCTATCGCGGCGGCGAGTTTCTATTTGCCGCTTCCAAAGACAAAAAAATCCAAACCTTCACAGGAAGCACACTGAGCGCAACAGTAGAGACTGCTGAGTTTGAGGTGCGTAAGGGTTCTCACTCACTGCTGAACAATGTCATCCCATATGTTAGCTTGCGTGAAAACTCTACTGGCACAGTGACCGCACAAGTTGCATCGCGCAATCGTCAGGTTGACACGTTTACGTTTGGTAGCGCATCTACGTTGAACAATGACAACTTCTGCCCTGTACGCTCTAACGGACGCTACCATCGGGTGCGTTTGAACTTGAGTGGCGAGTGGAAGAAGGCACAGGGCATTGACGTTGATGCCAATGCGATAGGACGCAGGTAATGGCTAACCAATACCGCAGACTTCCGAATATGGGTGGTACGCCTCGTGAGGTCGCGGAGGTGGTCAACAACCTTGTGGAAGGCAAGATAAACTCTACTGGTGCGTTTCAGTTGACTGCAAGCTCTACGACAACAACGGTAACAGACTTGCGTGTAAACCCTAACAGCGTGATTCTTTGGACACCTAAGTCGTCTAATGCAGCCCAAGAACTATCCCATCTCTATATTAGCAGCGTGGGTAAGCAAACCTTTACGCTTACACATCGCAGTAATTCAAATACGAGTGATATTCTTTTTCATTATGCTGTTCTAGGATAGCGTTTACAAACGGTGGATAACCGTATAAATTAAGGCCAGAGGTAAATAAAATGGCAGATGGAACTACAGAAACAGTAACCCAGACAGGTGTTGATGCCTTTGCTCAACCCTTCTTGCAGTATGGTATGTCTGAGGCATTGCGCCAGTATCAGCAGGGCGCTCCGCAGTTTTATCAAGGTCAGACTTACGCTGGCTTTGCACCACAGACAGAGCAAGCACTGCGCGCACAGGAACAACGCGCCGTAGCTGGTAGTCCGCTGACACAACAAGCTCAAGCAACTGTTGGTTCGTTTCTTGGCAGCACTGGAGCGCAAGGTCAGTATGTACCGCCTGCACAGTCTGGTCTGCTTACTGGTGCTATCCAACGTGCGCTAGACCCCGTACAAGCCCGTGTGCAAAGCCAACTGGCTCAACGTGGTCGTTTGGGTTCTGGTGCTGCTGCTGACGTTACAGCCCGTGCATTGGGTGATGTAGCTGCTGATGTGGCCTATCGTGATTTTGCCACACAGCGCGGTCTTGGCTTGCAAGCTGCACAGATGGCCCCAGCGATGGCCTCTGCTGACTATTCTGACATTGCTCGCCTGCAACAAGTCGGTGCTGCTCGTGAGGCTCAAGAGCAACGCGGCATCCAAGAGGCTATGCAGCGTTATCAGTATGAGCAAACATCTCCGCAAGAACAGTTGGCTCGTTACCAAAACATTATTGCTGGCTTCCCGATGGGTCAGGTTTCAACGCAGATTACGCCGTACTTTGAGCCTAGCAGCGGTCAACAGTTCTTGGGTGGTTATCTTGGTGCTGCTGGTGCTGGCATTGAAAATGACTATCTGCGCTTTGCCGCTGGTTTGTTGTCTCAAGATTAGGAGAATCAAATGGCTGACCAAAGAAATTTTCTTACTAGACTTTTAGGCGGCTCGGGTCAGGTTGCTCGTGCTGGTCAACAAGGAAATGCGTCTATTTTAGGGCCGCGTTTTTTATCGACACAAGCTCCTGTGAGTTTTCAGCGCGGCGGTTTTGTTTCCCCGTCTCCAGTTGGATTACTAACGCCCGAAATGTTATCTGCACAGCAACCTGTAATTAACCAGCCGACTGCTGCTCCTGCCACTCAAACTCAGCCGCAACGTAGCTTGCTTGACGAGATTGAACGTCAGTCTACCCCAGCACCCAGCTTGCTTGGTCGCATTGGTGGTGGTATTCGCAGTGCTGGCAAGGAGCTTGGCGGTTTGTTTGAAGGTGAAGAGGGTCAGCTTCGAGCAAGAGAGCTTAGTAAAGCGCTTATGACTGGGCCTACTCGTGTTCCTGTTTCTTTTGGTCAGAGTCTTGTTGAGGGTCTTGCGTCTGGCGGCGAGGCTGTTGGTGCGGCTAGAGCCGAGCAAGCAAAAATAGATATGGCGTTAGCTAAAGCCGCAAAAGAAGCATCCGAAAAAGAAGCTGCTGACCTTAGGTCAGGTGAGGCCGCTAGGGAAAAAGCATATGCTGTTGTTTCTAGTGTTGATGATGCCGTAGATATTCTTGATGAGCATGGTGGATGGGCTGCGGGCTTTGGTAGTTGGCTAAAAGATATTCCTACTACACCAGCAAGCAGAATGAAACTAGCTCTTGACACAATTAAAGCGCAGATTGGTTTTAAAGAGTTGCAAGCAATGCGTGAAGCATCAAAAACTGGTGGTGCGCTTGGTCAGGTGACGGTTCGTGAATTGGAACTTTTGCAAAGAACTATTGCAGCCATTGAACCTGAATTAAAACCAGAAGACTTAAAAAGTAACCTTAAAAAAGTTCGTGAAGTTATGATGGCTATTGCAAATGGCGTTCAAGACCCGCGAACAGGAGAGGTTAGAAGTATTGCTGAATCAGTTTCTTCTGAGTCCAGCTCTGGTGATGTTGTGATGGTTACAGCCAAAGACATGGAGGATTAAACGTGCCTCAATTTAAATTTCCAGATGGCAAAACATATGAGTTTCCAGAAGGCACAACCAAGTCTCAGGCTGTTAAATATTATAAAAAGAAGATAGCTCCTAAACTTGAGAAAGAGCCTACTGCTGGTGACTATGCCCGCGCCGCTGCACAGGGTTTGACGTTTGGCTTTGCCGACGAGATTGAGGCTGCAATTCGTTCTGCTGTTGGCCCTAAAACATATAAAGAAGAAGTTAAAGGTATTCGTGAGGATATTGAGCGCTTCCGTGAAGCTGCTCCTGTATCTGCGTATGGCACAGAGATTGGTGCTTCTGCCCTTCTTCCCTTTGGCGCTGCTCGTGCTGGAGCGCTCGGTGCAAAAGCTGCTACCGCCGCTGCGGCGCGTCCTGTAACCACTGCTATCGGCACTGGTGCTTTGTATGGCGCTGGTGCAGCAGAAGAGGGTGAGCGGCTTAAAAGTGCTGCTATTGGTGGTGCATTGGGTGGCACTATTGGTGGCGCAGTATCTAAGGCCCTTCCGAAGATTGCACCTGAAGCAAAAGAGATGATTAGGCGCGGTGTGCCTCTCACTGCTGGTCAAGCTATGGG